TGTGCCCGCCGTCAGTCTCGGTGGTCGCTGTACCATCCAGTGTGTCTGGCACGCCCAGCAGCGAAAGCATATGGTCCTCCAGCTTGCGGCGACGCTCGACGGCCTCGCGCTCGGCTTCTTTTGCTGCAATCCATTCGGCGGCGGCTGTGTCCAAATCTAGGTTCATTTTATCCTCCAATTTTCTCGATGATCGCGCCAAGATCAGGTGCCTCCCAGGCTTCCAGCTTTCCGGACCTGTCCTTGGCTTGCCACAGGCCATCGGATTGGCACATCAAAGCCCGCTGGATGTTGCCGTCCGTGTCCTTTTCGACCCGCAACGCTAGCACCAAATCGAAAAAGTAGGGCAGCGCTTGGCCGGTCTTGTTTCCCGGCATGGATGGGCTATAGAGCATCCGGCCCATTTCATCCTGGCTCTTGTCCAGTTTGGCGGTGAATAGAACGTGGCGCGGCAGGTCTCGGAACGAGCGGACGACCTCGGCCATGGTCGTCTGCATCTCCCCGTAAGCCTGTCGCGGGTCTTTGCTCTTGGCCTTTTCGGTGGCCAAACAGACCTCGGCGATCTCGCTGATGCTGTCGAGCGCCACACTGTCAAACGCCTTGGCCTCATCGCTGCCGGTCAGCCATTTGTAGGCTTCCCGCAGCGTGTCCATGCCGTCGATCTCGATGAACGGCAGGTTGCTGTCGCGAATAGACAGAAGCCCGCCCTCGGCGCTGAGGATGATCGGGGCTGGCATGGTGGGGATCAGGCTGGTTTTGCCGGCTCCGGCTTGGCCGTAGACCAGGACTTTGACGTTACCGGCTCTTGTCGAGCCGGTGTTTTGTACATTGATTGCCATGTGGCAGATCCTCCAGGTTGTGTGAAGTGGTGGGGAGGTGGTGGGGAGGTGGTGGGGAGGTGGTGGGGAGGCGCTTAGCGCGCCTCGGTAAAATTAAACCGCAGTTAAAACCGGGGCCATAGAGTAGGAGCCCAGCGGCATAACGGTTTCGGCGTTATCCCAGACTTTGATCCGGCGAGTTTTGCGCCCGAAGGTGTCCGACTCAATGGTGATGGATTTATCGGTGCGCTTGAGAACCTTCCAGGCTACGCAGGCGTTGTAGTCGCCTGCGAAGTTGTGGGTGTAGGTTTTGCCGGTTTTGAATTTTGTCATCGTCTCAGTTCCTCGTTTGCGGCTGGTCGGGTGATTCCGGTTGCCGTGATTTCTATATAGCAATTGACTTCTCGCGGGTCAACACCTAGGTTCAAGAAAATCAGCAATGAGGAGAAAAAAAATGACCACCGCCGATGCGATCCAGCATTTTGGATCAATCAAGGATTTGGCCGCGGCCATCGGGATCTGGCCGCACGGGATATACAGATGGGGCGAGCGTCCACCAATGCTGCGGCAGTACCAGATTGAACGCCTGACGGCAGGGGAGCTAAAAGCCGATGAGTGATCTGCCAGACAATAATCCAAAGACGATTTACGGCGTCCAGAAGCCGTCTCTGGGCCTGATCCCGCTTGCCGCTCTGGAAGCTGCTGCCGGCGCGCATCAGCTAGGGGCCGATAAATATGGGCCTTGGAACTGGCGCGAGAAGCAGGTGGCGGCATCGGTGTACATTCACGCCATGCTCCGTCACATCAAGGCATGGCAGGAGGTCGAGGATCTTGACCCAGAAAGCGGCGTCTCGCACCTTGGCCACGTCATGGCATGTTGTGGGATACTGCTGGACGCCCAGCGGCACGGTCAGCTTGTAGACGATAGGGTGAGATGATGGCAAAATTTCCTGGCGGTCCAATCCGCATACCAACCGATCTGCCAGCCGATCCGCCTGAGATCCAGCTTGCCGACGCCATGCTTGCGGCTGGGATCAACCCGCCGCCAAATATCATGATCGACGGAAACCTGCATCGTTTCAGCACCAAGGGCCGGAGCCGCGACAATTCTGGCTGGTACGTCGCCTTTCCCGACGAGCCCGTTGCCGGGCGTTTCGGCTGCTGGCGAGATCAGATCGACGTCGTGTTTCGCGCCGACATTGGCCGCAAGCTCTCGCCAGCCGAGGAGATGCGCCTGATTGCCAGACAGGCCGAGGCCAAGGCTCGTCGCGATGAGGAGCGCAAGCGCAAGGCCGAGGTCGCCGCCGAGACCGTTGCCGACATCTGGGCCGGCGCAATTGCTGCCAGCGCCGATCATCCATACCTCAAGCGCAAAGGCATTCAGGCGCATGGTGCGCGAGCGACTGGCGATGGTCGATTGATCGTCCCGCTGTTCGGAGAGGACGGAAGTCTTTCCAGCCTGCAATATATCGGTGATGAAAAGCGCTATCACTCCGGCGCGGTAACGCGCGGCTGTTCCTGGACACTCGGCGATCTGGATGGCGGAACAATATTTGTTGCCGAAGGCTTCGCCACGGCCGCCACGATCCGCGAAATCAGCAACCGCCCGGTCGTCATAGCCTACAGTGCCAACAACCTGCCGGAGGTAGTGCGCCAGCTACGCGAGCGCCACGGCGCGCAGCAGGATATCGTCATTGTCGCGGATAACGACGCATCTGGCGTCGGGCGCAACAAGGCCGACGAAGCCGCCGCCAAGCACGGCGCTAGGATCGTCATGCCGCCCGATCTGGGAGATGCGAACGATTACCATCTGGCCGGCCATGATCTGCACGGCCTGCTATTCCCGCCGGTCGATGATTGGCTGGTCCCTGCTGACGACTTTTCGAAACAGCCCGCACCGATCAAATGGCTGATTAAGCGCTGGGTGCAGAGCGATGCGCTCATTATGATCCATGGCCCATCAGGCGGCGGTAAAACATTCCTGGTCCTGGACATGGTGCTGTCGATAGCCAGCAAAGGCGCTATTGCTGAGTGGCATGGCCACAAGGTCAGATCAGGTCCGGTGATCTATCTGGCCGGCGAAGGACACCACGGTTTGCGTGGCCGCGTCGCCGCCTGGAAACAACATCACGGCGTCAATAGCCTGGATATGTGGCTGTCACGCCATGGCCTGGACTTGAATACGCCTGCCGGCTACCAAAAAACAGCCGACGCCATCCGGGCTCTATCCGTCACGCCATCCGCTATCGTGGTGGACACGCTGCACCGCTTCCTGGATGGTGATGAGAACAGCGCCCAAGATACCAAAACAATGCTCGACGCCTGCGGGGCGCTGATCCAGGAGTTTGGCTGCACCGTAATCCTGGTGCACCACACTGGCGTATCAGCCGAGGCTCAACACCGGGCGCGCGGGTCGAGCGCATGGAAAGGCGCACTCGATATCGAGATCAGCGTCGTGCCGGGCGACGTCATCGAGGTGGTGCAGCGTAAATCAAAAGATGCAGAACTGGCCGATCCAATTTTTGCGTCACTGGACCGCGTTGAGATTGCCGGCTGGTTTGACGAGGACGGCGAGAAGGTCACCAGCGCCGTTTTGATGCCGTCCGACGGGCCGGAAACGCCGCTGAAAGAGGACAGCAAACTGGCTCGCATGAAGCAGGATTTTAGAGCCTGCTGGTGGCATGCCGGCGGCGCGAATCTTTTCGAGGCTAGCCCGTGCATCAGCCGTGACGACGTCATAAATTTCTATGTTGATAGCCGCGGATTGTCGCAGGCAAGCGCCAAGAATTGCGCCAAACCGTCTGTGGAAACCAAGCTGATCGGCTTTTTGCTCCAGGCTGGCATTATAGCGCCGACAGATGACACCGGTATCGGGTGGTATCTGGTCGATAAGACGTATAAGGCTTTGTTATTAATGGAGAAAAATGGGGCGGTATCAGCCGGTACCTAGCCGGTATCGGGGTTTCTGATACCGGGTGGCAAAGGCGAGTGGACCCGGTATCGGCAGGTATAAATCACCCCGTAAGGGGTGATATACCCGATACCGGTCCCGATGCGGCGGTTGACTGGTTGCTTGACCGCATCCGGGCAATGGCATATCTTGATCTGACTGATGGCCCTTCTCCTCCAGGTCATTGGGCGTATCCTCCCCTTTGTTTGGCTTTGGACTCGCCGGCCTTTAATCGGGCCGGCGATTTTTTTTGGTGATGATTGTGCAGCGCACCGACGAAGCGCGCGAGTGGCGGAAGCTGTATCACACAGCGACGTGGCAGACGTTACGGCGTCAGGCATTGATCCGCGACGGTTATCAGTGTCAGCGTTGTCGCGTCATGCTGACAAATGGCAGACGCTCGCCTAGATCAGCCGTTGTGCATCATATGCAGCCGCACAAGGGCGACCGCGACCTGTTCTTCGATCTGGACAATTTGCAAGCGGTTTGTTGGCAGTGCCATAGTGGTGCTATACAGTCGGGCGAGGTCTTGGGCTATGACAGCGCCATAGGTGCTGATGGATGGCCCGTCGATCCGAAACATCCGGGAGCAAGGTGATGGAACAGCGCTATAAGAATTCCCTGCCATGGGGTCATCAACTCACGCGCGGCAACATCCAGCTTGCGCGTATCCGCCATCAGTTCGGGCGCAACGTTGCGTGCGGAACTTCCTATGTCCCGGTCAGCGATATTGGCGTCTACCGGACGCCACAAGTAGGGTCGGCAACGGCGCTGCGGATCAAGGCGGGCGGCAATGCAGCTGACACAGCAGCAGGTGCAGGCGCGCGATCCGTTAGGCTTACTGGCATCGACGCCAGCGGTGACGAGATAACCGAAACAATCGCAACGGCGGGCGCTTCGGCATCGGTAGCAACGAATGCGCAATTCGTCCGGCTATATCAAGCGGCGGTGGTGGATACAGGCACTTATGGCACACAAGACGCGGGCTCGCATGTCGGTGACATCACAATCGAGAATGCGGCAGGCACACAGGACTGGGCGCAAATCCAACTGAACGGATTTCCCGCCAGCGTCACAGGCATCGGCTCGCTAACAATCCCGCGTAACCACGTCGGGCTAATCAGCAATATCCAGATTAACGTGGACCTGACAAAGACGACGGATTTCTTGATCTTGCGGCGCGGTGGCATTCTCGACACAGCCGCGCCATATGAGCCGATCTACAAAGTCCAGGAGTTCATAGGCGTTGCTCGCCCTATCAGCATCCAGTTCGAAGCGCCAATCAAAATCACGGAGCTGACGGACATCGGCGTTCTGGCCAAGGTGTCGAACGGGACAGGCGCGGTCTCGGTCGATATGGAGGTGACGATCCTGGAGGCGGAAACTTGAGCCGGGGAGGGGGTGGGTCAATCTCTGTGGCGAGGCGCTGCCAAAC